ACGTATATATGGCGAAGCGAGCAACCCCCTTGATGGGTATATAATATAATTCTGCCCGTGATTTGTCCGCGAATGACTGGGGGGTCTTGTGTTTGCTGTGGTTGCGCTGGATATTATATTTATAGTAGCTAGAATCTAGCGGTATTTGATGCTAAATTGATGGGTGTTATTTGGTGCGCTTTGATTGTTTGTTTTTGCATGGCTGTATTTCTGAAAATGCGTGTTTTTGTTTTCTCTAAAGTTTTTTGCTAATCGTGATACCTAAGGGGCAAAACGGGGGGTTGACAGCTATGTTATAATGTTTGCAATTCAATCGAATTAGACACACTAACCACACACAAAAACACTATGAAATACTCAATACCAGCTGACACTCAAACCATTATAAACGGCTATAAAATTAGTCTAGAATTCTCCGAAGATGAGCCATACTATTCTGCATCTTGTCAGGTTGAAAAGGGCGATTACTGCGCTAGTCTAGGCAAGCTTGGAGATTATGGCACACTTGAAAATAGTGAAGGTGAAGAAATAACTTTGCCAGACAGACTTATTCACAAAATAGAATCGTGGGCAGAGGCTAACGGATATTAGATGTCGAAACGCTTTCGAGCGTCTGCAATCTTTGGCAAGATGCACTGATGAGACAGCCAAATAACACACACACAATGAAATACAAAATTCAAACGAGAGAATTTAATCGACTACCTAAGCCACTTCACCGCGTTGTCGGCATGATAGATGGTGAATTTGTAGACTGCACCGATGATGTCGAATCTATGGCAACCGCTAAACGTCAACTAGCCTCCTTAAAGAAAGGCTACTCCTTCGAAGATGTTGACGACTACTTTCAAGAGTTGGAAACGGGAGACCTTCCTTGCGATTAATAGCCACACCTTCAATCCACTTGCCCGCCTTCGTTAATTCGTCGAGCGGGCTTTGGGGTGTCCACTAACGGGCAATTATTAACCACACAATACACACAATGAAACACGCAAAACAAATACAGTTAATTAAAGAAGCTCTTAATGATGGCAAACGGGTGTTTATGACTCCCAGCAAAGCTTATGAAGTTATTAAGGACAGAGTTGGACAGTATCTAATTAAGTGCCATATAAACAATCATTTCGTCGGATTGCATGGCATGGTAAATACAGATTGTGAGCATGAAATAAACTATTTATGCCAAAGAGATGGCAATCCGTATCCAGTTACTATTGAGAGCAAAGAAGACAGTTTAGTCTTTGTTGAAACAATCAAATTGGAAAAGCTAGCACGCTACTCTTAATCACAATCAAATATAATACACATTATGAAATCTAAATTACACATTGAAACAGCATCAGCTTTTAAAGACAAGCTTAAGGAATTTGATATGCACGCACCGTCTCTTTATACTCACGAAATAGGCTCTAAGCTTTACCATATTGAAAAGAGCCTTACTAGGCTTTATGACAATCACTGTCTAAGCGTCAAAGACTTTACGCGTCTGTATGATATGATACTAGACAGGCAAGAAAAGCACGTCTTTGCAAAATAATCACCAATATAAACACAAACACACTGAGCGCACAAGCGCGACCATTATGAAAAACCAATCAAAAATATACCTCTTTATAGAGCTACCACTTTGTATTTTAATAGGCTTGCTTTTCGGATTAGCCTTCTATCTTATGATTTAACTTTCACCAATAACTAACCACACACACAAACACACTATGAGAAAAGTCACACAACAAATTGCAAACGCCTTTGCACAAGGCAACAAAATGACAATCGGCAACACAATGACAGACGGCAACGCTGTCTATTTACACGGCAACAAAATAGCCGAGCGCACAAATGACGGCATCTTAATGACGTTAGCAGGCTGGAATTCAGTCACAACACGCGAACGCTTAAACGGCATTGCACAAGTGCTAGGTCTTGACGCTAGCTTTAATCAGAAAGACTTTGAGCCGTATTTTAACGGAAAGCACCTTGCCGTTAGCGCATGGGTAAAAGTAAACTAACCACAAACAAACTAACCAAACAGAGCGCGACAGCGCGACCACCTATGAAAGCACCAAAAGACTTCCCAGAACTACACTCATCGGCAATCCCATGTAATTCATGGGTATGCACTCACCCGAAAGGCACAAAGCAAGCCGAGACCTACAGTCGCGACAAGGCACTTGAGGCACACTCTAAGGGCTGGACAGTCAAGACGGCTTATCAGCACCTTGTTGACCTCAATAACTAACACACACAAACACACTATGAACACACAAAACCAAAACGAACTATTCTCTGTTTACCACATTGAAACTAATTCCGAACAACTTCTTTCTTTTAATAAAGAAACTTGGGAAGGATTAAAGGTTCTCACACTATCGGACGGTGAAATCAGAGATGGTTTCAATCTTCTAATACAGTTCAAGGATGAATACTACCTTATGCAGAACGCAGATTTATGCGATTTACAAGTTAGATACAGTCCGTGGGCTGTTAGTTTACAAAAATAACACACTACACACTATGAAAACACAAAAGAAAACCGAGCGCGAAAGCGCGACCAACAAGCTAGTCAAAACAGACAGGCAAACCGAGAGCGCATTTATCGTGTTCTCGTGCATCATCGTCGCAGGAATCCTGCTAATTGTAACCGTAATAATGGAAAACCTATGAGCGCACAGAAAATCACAATACTATCAATGCGAGAGGTTGGAGACAGTTCAGACGATGTTCTAGTCTTTAAGGGACACCGCACGAAAGAAGACTTAGCACTTGAAATAGATGCTTACGTTCAAGACTATATACGTATGGTCTGGAAATCGAAACCCTGTGGAGGAAAAAGATTATTTAGTCCACGTCGAACAATCAATAGTAATAGACAGAGAAAATGAGCTTTAATATATGGAATGAATCACCGCGCTCTATTACTGAGATAATAGAACACCTAAAGTTTGAAAATAAGCAGCTTAAAGCCGTCATCCGAGACAAGGACAGACAGCTAGAGCAACTTACTATTAAAACAGTAGACGATTGGCAAACATGGAGACCTTACAGCGACAATGAGAGTTAAAAATAGACGTAACCTATTCCGAGCTGTGCCTGTAAAGGTTAAGCTACCATCTACCATCCTAAACCTTGCAGAACAGGAACACATAGACAAGAATTGGAAAGCATTTTGGGCAAGACGGGGATACACAAAGCCACCTGCGGTAAGTGCCTATGTTTTAGGCAGTTTTGATTTACCGATGCCTAAAAAGGGGCAAGCGTAATGTTATAACGTATCACCTATTGACTTTTGTTTTCAAATCTGAAACAGTTTCAGTAATGAAATACTTAACAAGTTAGGAAGATGCTATCAGATTGGGAGATAACTGAGTGCCAAACACAAAGATTAAAGTATCAAGAATTATAACAATACCATATTTATTTACATTAGCTGTCTTCAAAGATAGCGAAGGGAGAATAAAAAATGTCTGTTTCAAAACTCATTGGTTTGCTAGAGAAGGTTGAGCAATACTTAGGTCAACACTCTTTTAGGGATGGAAAGTTGCTTGCGTATCTTTACCAGTCCGAACATAGCGTTGTCTATTGCCAATCAATCATAAGAGACCTAGACCTATCGGCAGTCTCAGTAACCAGAAGTCTAAAACTACTCAGTGACCGCGATATGATTACACTATCTATGGACACCGAGGACACACGAAAGAAAAGCGTATCACTTACCGACAAGGGGAACGCACTTAAATTACACATAATAGAAATATTAGAGGACACACATGGCAGTTAGAGCAAATCACAATAAGTTCCTAGCCGACTTCATGTTGGACGGGAAGCGTATCAAAAGACAGTTCGACACCGAGCTAGACGCACAAGCGTTTGAGGTGGAGACACGTAGGCAGCACCAATACGGTCAGCCCTTGGAAGCCGTTGAAAAGGCAAAGGCATACACGCTAGGACAGATGCTAGACAAAACCTTTGTTAAATACTGGCAGAATAAGCCTAATGAGGAGGTCAGTCTGATAAACATGAAGATTCTTGAGAAGTTTTTCATGCCTATGACACCATTGGACTCCATCACGACTGAGAAGGTGGATGATTTCATCATGTATCTACAAAACAAGGGCAACAAGCCATCCACCATCAACAGTAAGCTATCGACACTCAGTAAGTGCATCCGTTTTGCTAACGACCGAGGTTACATCAAGGTAAAACCTAAGATAGAGAGACCGAGGGTGGGCAACAACGCTCGCTTGAGGTTCTTTAACCTTGAAGAAGAAACCCTTATCATAGACTTGCTTACCGAACACGGCAGGAAGGACTTTAGGAACTTCTTTATCTTCTTAATGGACACAGGCATGAGACCTAGTGAGGCACGAGGCATACACACAAGGGACGTAAGGTTGGATGACCAACTAGGTTGGGTGGTAGACATCAAGTCAGTTAAAAACACCGCAGGGACAACCCTACCGCGCACCCTGCCCTTACCTGACCGAGCCGTGAGAGCCTACAACAAACTCGTGGGTGACGCTGTGTATCCCTTTGCTAAGTTTGACAAGCCAACCATCAGAAAGAACTGGGATTGGGTCAGAGCTGCTACGGGTCACACCCATGAAGCCGACAAAGAGTTTGTGTTCTACCTCACAAGGCACACCTGTGCGTCACGCATGGTGCAACGTGGTATCAACCTTGCCATCGTTCAGAAGTGGATGGGTCACAAGACAATCCAGACTACCTTGATTTACGCCAAGCTAATCCCAACCAATTTGCTTGACGCTAGAGATGCACTTAATTCAATCAAAGAAAACACCTTATGAGAACAGCCACAATACTACTGAAGCAAGCTGCAAAGCTTAAGACACCTAAACCTAAAACCAAACCTAAAACTAAATATGCCAGCAAAAAAAAGTAAGTCACTATACGCACCTGATACCGAAAATATTTTAACACGAGGATTAAATTCTATGACCAAGGCGTGTGATGCCTTGACAAAACAAAATGAGACCCTTAATAACGACATCGAGGGTTTGAAGGCTAAGATTAAACGACTCAGTGAACGTGTTTTAATTGATAAAGGTAACGACAGTGATGTTAACTAACATAGATACAAAAAAGTTAGGGACAAACCACGGACAAATCAGGGACAATCTTACGTTATTTTTGTCCCTAATTTCAATTTCTTTCGCTGAGTTTTTTCGTTGTAAGTCTTTGATTTCTCTAGTTAATATGGAATATGCGAGCGTGGCGGAATGGTAGACGCACTGGACTTAAAATCCACGTAAATTAATAACACATCTGAAACTATATAAAACTCACCCTATACACTAGACCAAATATTTATTTCATTTATGAAAGTAAATTGATTTCGTTGTCCGTATAGGGACAATCCTACTTATGCTAAATCAACAAAAACTTAACGCTGATATGTCAGAAATTGGCAAGGGTCGCTATCGAAATAAAATCGAAAGTGCCAAGGCGAGAGAGGTTGAGGGAGAGACAAAGTATGGGCAGAGATTGATGCGTGGGGCGTTACCACTTTTAACGAAAGCCATTCAAGATTCTTATAAGACTTGGAAGAAGCCCAAGACGAAAGCTAGGTGGCAGATTGATATAGTCGAGAGCAAAGCACCTGTGGTTGCGTTCATAACAATCAAGGCAGTTATCGATAGCATTACCTTGCGTAAACCAATGAGCAGTGTAGCTGCCTTTGTGGGTGCAAGAGTTGAGGATGAGATAAGATGTTCGTTCTTAGTTAAGAACAACGAAAAGGGTGAAGGCATCATCTTGGGTGCAAAGCGTAAGCGAGGCGGTCTTGGTAACACAAGACGGCACATCAGACGTTCAATGCTCCATGAAACCGAGAAGGGGTTGATGCCAGAATGGGAGGGGTGGAGACAACGAGATAGATTAAGTTGTGGTCTAAACTTAGTAGAGATACTCAGGGTAAGCACTGGGTTAATAGAATATATCTATGTGCAAGACGGGAAGCGCAAGAAGAAGTCCCCAACTAGATATGTAACGGCAACGAAAGAAACACTACAATGGATTGAGGATTATAACACCGACCGTGAACTCCTTGAACCGTTCTGGCTACCAAGCGTGGAACTCCCAACACCTTGGCAGTCTGTTTGGGAAGGTGGGTATAGCTCCTCCGACACCTATCTTCCCAAACTTCCTTTTATCAAGTCCACTAACATGGATTACATTAGGTCTATCAAAGGTAAGCTAGAAGAACCGATGGAGGCGTGTAACCTCATCCAGAATACACCTTGGACAGTGAACGATAATGTTTACAAGGTTATGGACTGGGCTTGGAAGAACAATGTGCAAGTGGGTGAGTTACCTAGCCGAGAGGATGAAGAGCTACCAGATATTCCTAGTGACTTTCATGACAACCCTGATAGTAATACTACATGGAGACGGATTGCAGCAGGCATCTATGGTCGCAACCTATCGACACGTAGCAAACGACTACTTACGTCCAAGACTTTATATGTAGCAGAGAAACTAAAAGGTAATCGTTTCTTCTATCCTAGTAACTGTGACTTCAGAGGTAGGGTTTACAACGTCCCTGCTTTCCTTGGTGTTCAAGGCACTGATATGTCACGAGGACTACTCCAGTTCTATCGGTCTTGTAAGATTAAGAACGAGAAGAATGCACGTTGGTTAGCCATACACGGAGCGAACACTTTTGGTAACGATAAGGTATCACTTGATGAGCGCGTTAAGTGGGCTTACGACTTTGGAAAGATAGCAATAGACATTGCACAAAATCCTACCGAACACCTACTGTGGACAGAGGCAGCTACCCCTTGGCAGTTCTTAGCGTGGTGCTTTGAGTGGCGTAACTACATGGTCAACAAGAAGATAGATAGCTTCTTACCAGTGAACATGGATGCCACCAACAATGGATTGCAGATACTTTCAATGCTCACTCGTGATGAATATGGGATGCAAGCAACCAATGTTCTACCAACTGATACACCTGCCGACATCTACCGAGTGGTGTCCGACAAGGTAGTTGAACAACTAAAGATAGATTTACAACAAGGCGTTGCGTTCAGTCAGCAATGGTTAGACTTTGGGTTAGACCGCAAGACAACCAAGCGTCCTGTAATGTGTTACAGCTATGGTCTTACACCCTACTCTAATCGTGCCTACATCAATGACTGGTATGACGAGACTATTCACAAAGACAAAACCAAACCACGCTTTGACGAAGGCATAAAGTATAAAGCCATCCACTACCTATCTACACTTGTATGGAATGGTATTGAGTCAGTCCTTGATAGACCTAAGCAGTGTATGCAGTGGTTCCAAGAATGTTCTAGACTCATCTCAGAACAACAACGAGCAATGAGTTGGGTAAGTCCGAGTGGTTTCCCAGTGCATCAAGAGTATCACAAGTTACACGAGAAAAAGATAAGCACTTGGATTGGTGGCACTGCTACACACGTAACCTTCTATGATACCAAGGATGAAATCTCATCAAGGAAACAATCCAATGGTGTCAGTCCTAACTTTGTTCACGCACTAGATGGCGCTGCGTTACACAAGTCAGTCATTCAGTGTAACCAACAAGAAGACATATACGATTTCAGTATGGTTCATGACAGCTATGGCACGCACTCAACGAACTGCGACAAGATGAGTAAGGTTATACGCAATGTCTTCTATGAGATGTTTAGTGTTGACCTCCTCCAAGATTGGAAACATCAATTAGAAGTTAACAACACCGACATAACATTCCCAGACCCGCCAGCCTACGGGAACGCTGACCTCACACAACTCAAGGACAGTGAATACTTTTTTAGCTAATGCAATTAACTCTAATAATCAGAAAGGAACGCAAATAAATTATGGCAAATACAATAACAACACCACAGGGTAAAGCAGTTTACCCACGTATCGATACACCTGACACAAAGTTCAACGAAGACGGCTTGTATTCTTGCAAGCTTCACGTAAGTGAGGATGACTTCAGAGCCTTTGAGTTGGGCATCGATAAATTATATGACGCAGCGTATGACGCTGAGTGCAAAGCTCATGGTAAGAAGCTGAAGAAATCAGCAAACAAACCAGTAAGGATTACTCCTGATGGGGACTATGAGATTTATGCCAAGCAGGTAGCTCAACGGCAGACTAAAACAAGAGGACTCATTGAGTTCACTGTTGTCTGCTTTGATAGCCAAGGAAGCAAAATAGCCACACCAAAAGTAGGTAGTGGTTCTGAACTTAAACTTGCTGTTGAGCCAAACTTCTGGTTCATCCCCAGTCAAGGGTTTGGATATACACTACGTCTCAAGGCAGTCCAGATTATGGAGTTGGTTGAGTATGGTGGTGGGTCTTCTGACAGCTACGGTTTCGGTAAAAGTGATGGGGGATATACAGGGGAATCCTTCAACGAAACATTTACGGAAACGAATGAGACATCATCGGAAACAGCGCCGTTCTAAATCTCCCTACCGTTCAGGTTTCGAGGAGAGAGTAGCTAGCGCACTTAAAGATGCGAAGGTTGCTTTCTCCTACGAAACTCTGAGGTTGGAGTATTACAGAACGAGCCACTACAAACCTGATTTTATTTTACCTAACGGAGTTATTCTTGAAGTTAAAGGTTATTTTCTACCCAGCGATAGGACTAAACACAAGCTCGTTAAAGAGTGTCATCCAGAGTTGGACATCAGGTTTGTATTTCAGAACGCACACAACACTCTTAGTCGAAAGAGTAAAACAACATATGCACAATGGTGTGACACTCATGGATTTCTGTGGTGTCACAAAGAAATACCAAACACATGGATGATTTAACACCACTAAAAACACACCAACCTTGCCCAGACTGTGGCAGCAGTGACGCACTTACATTAAACACCAACGGAACAACTAAATGTTATTCGTGTGGTGACTTCACTACCACCAATGACACTGTTGTTGGAGAGGTAGCAGACAATTTCGTTAAGGGTAAAATCATGCCACTTCCCAAGAGGGGTATTCATGAAGAGACCTGTAAGAAATACAACTATAGAATAGGAGAAGTTAATGGACAGACCGTCCACATCGCCAACTATTGTGACTTAAATAAAAAAGTCGTTGCCCAAAAATATCGTTACGCTGATAAGACATTCAAGTGTAACGGTTCTCCTACTCACTTCTTCGGACAGCACCTATTCCCCAATGGTGGTAAACGATTAGTAGTCACCGAGGGTGAGATAGATTGTCTTACAGTTAGTCAGGTTCAGAATAACACTTGGGAAGTGGTTTCTCTTAGCTCTGGAGTGCAGAGCGCCAAGTCATTATTCAAACGTCAGCTTGAATGGTTGAATAAGTTTGAAGAGATTGTGCTTATGTTTGACTCCGATGAGGTGGGCAAGCAAGGCATGGAAGATGTCGCTCACATCATACCAGCAGGTAAGTGTAAGATTGCTAACCTACCCATGAAGGATGCTAACGAATTGTTGTTAGCCGAGCAGCCCAAAGAAATACTCAAGGCTATATGGAACGCCAAGGTGTGGGGACTAGATGCAATCGTAGGTGGCGATGAGTTATACGAAAGACTTACATCACCTAAGAACTTTGAGTCTATCCCTTATCCTTTTGAGGGCTTGAACAAAGTCACACGAGGTATCCGCACAGGAGAGATAATTACTTTCTGTGCTGGCAGTGGCATAGGTAAGTCTCAGATATGTAAAGAGGTAGCTTACAATATACTGACCACCACCGATAAGAAGATAGGATACATCGCACTTGAAGAAAGTGTTGAGAGAACTGGCAATGGTATCATTGGTTTACATCTCAATAAATTACTACACCTAGATAACTTCGATGCTAATGAGGAATACAAAGCAGCATACGAGGCTACCGTGGGTAATGGTAGATTCTTTTTATATGACCACTGGGGTTCTCTGGAAGGAGACAAGCTTGTTGGTCACATAAGATACATGGCTAAGTCATTAGATGTTGAGTACATAGTTCTCGACCACATCTCAATCGTTATCTCAGGTAGCTCTGAAGGTGATGAACGTCGTATGATAGACAACTTAATGACAAAGCTTCGTGCCTTGGTTGAGGAGTGCAAGATGGGTGTCATACTTGTCAGTCACTTGAAGCGACCAGAAGGTAGAGGACACGAAGACGGTGCAACCACATCGGTAGCACAACTCCGAGGGTCGGCGGGTATCGCACAGCTAAGCGATATGGTTATTGGTTTAGAGCGGAACCAACAAGACGCAGAGAGTAAACATCTCACATCAGTAAGAGTCCTGAAGAATAGATTCAGTGGTGATACTGGTGTTGCTTGCAACTTAAGGTGGCAAGTAGAGACAGGACGATTAACAGAGGAAAAGTTTATAGAGGGAGAGACAGGTGAAAATTATTTTTAAATTATGGAATATTGTTCAAACTTCAGATACGACCTCAAGGTGGGACAGATTGCTGAGAAGCAAGTGGCTGACCTTTTACAAGACAAAAAGATTGAGGTCAAAAGAGACCTTAAAGCAAAGACTACTGGCAACCTATATATTGAATATGAATCAAGGGGCAAGCCCTCTGGTATCTCTCGCTCCGAAGCGGACTACTGGTGCTTTGCTTTCGAGAATCTTTTCATCTTCATTGAGACAACCAAACTCAAAGAGATAATAGAGCCAATGAAGGGAAGCACTATGGATAAGCGAGGTGGAGATAAGAACTCTAGCAAGGGCATCCTAGTTACCACTAGAACGATTAACGGAATTGAAATGAACACACTTACATTTGATATAGAAACAAACGGAATTAAAAACTGGGCAACACTCAGTGACCTAGACACACTACATTGTTTATCCATCTACGAGTCATACACTCAAGAGATGAGCAGCTACAGCACAGTAGCGGGTAACATTGAAGAAGGACTTGAGAAGTTAAAGAACGCTAATACTATTGTAGGACACAACGTCATAGGGTTCGATGTCCCTGCCCTACGGAAGTTATATGGGTTCACTCACGACAACGTGATAGACACCTTGGTGTTAGCTCGGTGCATCTTCCCAGATGTACGCAACGATGACTTCAAGCGTGTAGACTTTGACACTAAGCTAATAGGCTCACACTCACTCAAGGCTTGGGGAACTCGACTAGGTATCCTCAAGGATAACTATGGTGAGACAGCGGACTGGTCACAGTGGACACAAGAGATGCAAGATTACTGCGAGCAAGATGTTCGTGTGACTTCTGCTTTGTATCTGTGGTTAAAGTGCAGACATCCATCAGAACAAATGATAGAGCTTGAGCATAAGTTCGCTACCCAAATGCGTCTCCAAGAATACAACGGGTTTCCTTTTGATAATAGAAAAGCTGTTGAACTTATGGAGAGGCTGATGCTTGAGAGGTGTGAGATAGAGTCAGAGTTACAAAAAGCTTTTCCTCCTATCGTTGAAGAAACTAAAAGTTTCCAATGGGAGAACCGAAACGGTGATGTCTTTCCTACAAAGAAAGCTATGCTAGAGGTCGGCTACAAAGCTAACGATTGTATTAAGGGTGACCGCAAAACTAAATCTATTCCATTCAACCCTAACAGTCGTGACCAAATATCTGCTAGGTTAATGGAACAAGGATGGAAGCCTGCCGCCTTTGATGGTAAGCGCCCTGCTATAAACGAAGGTGTTCTAAAAGATATTAACACTGCGGAGTCTCTCAAGCTTCTCCAGTTCTTGACCATATCAAAAAGACTTGGACAACTCATGGAAGGTAATCAAGCATGGATTAAGTTAGAGCGTGAGGGTAAGATACATGGAGGCATCAATACTAATGGTGCTATCAGTGGTCGATGCACTCATCAGAACCCTAACGTAGCTCAAGTCCCATCTGTCCGTAGTCCCTATGGTGGTGAGTGTAGAGAATTGTTTACTGCACCAGAGGGTAAAGTATTAGTAGGATGTGATGCTAGTGGATTAGAACTAAGATGTCTTGCCCACTATCTATACCCTTGGGATGATGGCAAGTATGCTAAGACTATCCTTGAGGGTGACATCCATACAGCTAATCAAAAAGCAGCAGGACTAGAGACAAGAGACCAAGCCAAGACTTTCATCTATGCTACACTCTATGGCGCAGGTGATGCCAAGATTGGTTCCATTGTTGGTGGTAGTTCTAAGGAAGGCAAGCGCCTCAAGGGTAACTTCAAGAAGAACCTTCCAGCATACAGCAAGTTAGTAACAGCAGTAGAAGCTAAGGTCACATCAGTCGGTTCACTCACAGGTCTCGACGGACGTAAGCTCCCCTGCCGTTCAGCACACTCTGCACTTAACCTACTGTTGCAGTCAGCAGGTGCAGTCATAATGAAACAAGCCCTAGTGAACTTTGTAGAAGAAGCACCAGCGTTCTATCTGATGCACGCCAATGTTCACGACGAGGTGCAGTTTAGTTGTGACGAGAAGGATGCTCCTCTTCTTGGTGACTTATTCGTCAAAGCAATTACCAAGGCAGGCGATGACTTGAACTTCAAGTGTCCTCTTGATGGTGAATATAAAGTAGGAAACAACTGGAAGGATACACACTAATGGCTAAAGAACACTTAGTAAAAGAATCTATTGTGCTAGGTTTAGAAGTTAAGATAGATGAACTTAAACAAACTCTCAGTAGTCTGGAGCTACAGCGTATTCACCTAGTCAAACTTATAACCAAACTAGAAACATTCAAAAAAGAAATATGAGCGGTAAAACAATAATGATAGATGGCGATATGATTATATATCGTGCAGCGTTTTCATCAGAGGTGGAAACTAAATGGGATGATGAGATATGGACGCTTCATTCTTCAGAGGCAGCAGCTACCGCAAAGGTAGACGAACTCGTTGAGGGTATTATGAAGAAGTTAAAAGCTACTGATTACATTACGTGCATTAGTAGTAAGACTAACTTCCGTCATGACATCTACCCAGACTACAAGGCTAACCGTTCAGCTAAACGTAAGCCGTTGTGTATCAAGGCATTAACTGAGTATATGTATGACTACCATAACGGGTTGATTGTAGATAACTTAGAAGCAGATGACCTCATCGGTGTTCTCTGCACTAGGAACCCCAAGGATACCATAGCAGTTAGCGGTGACAAGGACTTCGGCACGCTGCCCATCACTTGGTATAACCACCTGAAGGACGAGATTACTACTACAAAGTTAAAGCAAGCTAAACGCTTCCACCTCATTCAGACACTTACAGGTGACGCTATTGATGGATACAAAGGTCTCAAGGGTGTTGGCATTAAGACTGCCGAAAAGATACTAGATAAGAATGGCGCTACGTGGAAGACCGTTGTTAATGAGTATAAGAAGCATGACCTCACAGAAGATGATGCCCTACTCACAGCACGACTAGCCTACATCCTACAGAAACAACATTACAACTTAGAAACTAAAAAGATAAAACTATGGACACCAAGAAAGTAACATTACCTGACAGTGGTAAACGCTCAGAGTTTGACACAGGTGCAGTGAGAGATGCGATGGAGGGAAAAGGGATGCCCTCGTTGCTACCTATAGATGCACTACGAGCTGCCTCTAAACGCTTTGAAGATGGAGCTAATAAGTATGGTCGTGACAACTGGACTAAGGGTATTCCACTCAGTAGATACATAGATAGTTTGTATAGACACCTGTGGCAATTCATCGAAGGGGATGAGAGTGAAGACCACGCTGGTGCTATCGTTTGGAACGCCATGTGTCTGGTTCAAACTGAGGAATGGATTAAGAACGGTAAGTTACCTAAGTCGTTAGATGACATAAGGAAGAGGGAATATGAAGAATCGAACCCAAGCGAAAGGTAATTATGGCTGACTCATTTCCCCCAATACATCCACAATTACTCAAGGCTTTGGTCGAAAACTTCCCACAAAAAGATTTTGATACGAGTAAGTCATTAAGAGATATGGACTTTCATAACGGACAACGCTCGGTCATTAACTTCCTTACCCATCAATTCGATATTCAAAACGAAAATATCCTAACGAAAGAATAACATCATGTGCATGTCATCACCCAAGATACCAGACCCAGTGCCACCACCCGCACCTCCTCCCCCTCCTACTAAGACAGCGAAGACGGTGGAGAATAAAGCTCTTAAGCGTCGCAGTGGTTCTTCAAGAAAGAGTGGTACTTCGGCTCTTACTATTCGTCGCTCTACAGTCAACACTGGCTCAAGTGGCACAGGTGCAAATATAGCTTACTAATATAAATGGCAGACAGAACCCTAACGGTAAACGGTCAACCCTTCACATTTAATCGTGATAGGTTTGCAGGTGTAAGAACTATGACTGCATCAGTGAGCGCATTACCTCTTACTGCTGCTACTACCTCAATCCAAGTAACCGTTGCGGGACAAGCTGACATTAGTGGTATATATACAGGAACCACCGTAGCAGGAGCCACTTGGAATCAACAAGGAGGTAATGGGAGGATTACCGCTAGTTCTTTTAACGAGACAGATGGCTATGAGTATCTACTTGAAGACGGAAGCGATAACGAACCACAGTATCTCCTTAATAACAATGCTGGTTTCACCGACAGACCTTGGAAGGCGGCTCTGCCTATCTTACCCCAGAAGATAACGATTACTGGCATCGCAGGCACAGAGACAATCACAGTAGACCGCACAGCCCCAGTAATAGATTCAGACCGTAAGGGTGAGTCGCGTCCGCTACTAAGTAAAGTAGTAGGTGGAGCGGCGGCGGCATACAGCCTACGTGACCTCAACGACAAAGCAGGGAACAACAAGGTAGTTGAAGTAAGACGTTCTAGTGATGATACAGATAGAAAATTCTTAGCCAAGGAGGTATCTAACGGTACGCTAGAAGCTTGGGTTGGAGCAGGTAATGACGGCTTTGTATCCAAATGGTATGACCAGTCAGGTAACGGTCGTGATGCTGTGCAACCAGCTTCTGAGAGCCAACCTAAGATTGTTAGTTCTGGTTCGTTAGTTGTATTGAGTGGTGTTCCTGCTCTCAGCTTTGATGATTCTTTTTTTGTTGCTGTATATCCTGCTGGTGTCTTTTCTCCTTCTGGAGATTTTCTTGCTGTAACAGTTTCTAAAATATCTTCTGGTAATTTGATTGATACCAGAGACGGAGGTAGCGACGGATTTTTTATTCAGCAAGGAGGTAGTGACGTTAGATACAGATACAACGGAGATGGGTCTATTAATGTAAGCGGTAATAACCAACATATAGTAGCGACCGCTGAATTAAATGGAACCACTTTGACCGCATATAAGAACGGGTTAAGCGCAGGAACAGATACCGTAACGGCAGGACTTTCAACTGTGGTTCCAATTTCTATAGGAAAAGTTGCTTTTAGTGGTGCTAACGCTCTTACGGGTAGTGTTCAGGAAATAATCTTATACGACACTGCCCAGTCAGCTAACCGTCCAGCCATCGAAGCTAACATTAACAATCAATACGACATCTACTAATGTATCTAATATACGCAAGTGAAGAAGCGGGCATCGAACGAGCCGACGAAGAAGGTAAAGACCGCAAATACCCTTACTGGACTACTGGAGGAACAACACGTTGGGTGACTAGACCTTATCCTACGGCTGACGGTATGTGGGCTTTAGATGTTTCTGAGTATGACCTCGACGAGTCCGAAGAGTCCGCTACTGTTGATGCCTATTCACCCCTAGAAGTCGAAGAGGACTAATATATTTATGAGTAACAAATCTGCCGAAAGCTTATACACCTCCCTTGAGGGGAAGCGATACCAATACCTAGACAGAGCCAGACAAGCATCTAAATTAACTTTACCTTATGTAATGCCTGATGAGGGCTTCGGTTCTCATTCACGGTTAGAGACACCATTTCAAGGCGTTGGGGCAAGAGGAACTAACAACCTAGCATCAAAACTATTACTTGCACTCCTTCCCCCTAACGCCCCCTTTTTTAGACTTAACATAGACAAGTATGCTTTGGCAGCCGAAGGTGCTGACGCAAGTGTATTGTCTGAAATCGAAGCAGGACTTCAACAAGTAGAAGATTCTGTGATGGATGAGATTAGTCGTGAGACCTATCGCGTTGCTATCCATGAAGCACTTAAGCATCTTATTGTTGCTGGTAATGCGTTGCTATATATGCCTGATGATGGCGGTATGCGCGTGTTCCACCTAGACCGCTATTGTGTTGAGCGTGATGCTATGGGTAATACCCTATACATCTGCACCAAAGAAACCCTTTCATATATGTCACTGTCCGAGGAGTTAAAAGAACTCGTAGGTGTTCAAGGAGAAAGCGCTGACGAAGCTATCAATCTTTACACAGCGGTGTGCCGTAAGAGTGACCACTGGTTTGTCTACCAAGACATCAATGGTATTCGTATCCCATCCTCTGAAGGTAAATACAAACTCGACAAGAACCCATTTATCCCCCTTCGCTTTACTCGCGTTGATGGTGAAGACTACGGTCGAGGTTATGTAGAAGAATACCTCGGAGACCTACAGTCCCTTGAGACCCTTACCCAAGCTATCGTTGAAGGTAGCGCAGCAGCAGCCAAGGTTCTATTCATGGTTAACCCTAACGGAACAACCAGAGCGAAGGACACTAGCTGAGTCACCTAATGGTGCTATCACCCAAGGTAATGCTCAGGACGTATCGGTTCTACAGCTTAATAAATTTAATGACTTCCGCGTTGCCCAAGAAACTATCAATGAAATTAAAGATAGACTTGGACACGCCTTCTTACTTACTTCAGGAGTTGTTCGCCAAGCCGAACGTGTGACTGCCGAAGAAATAAGAATGTTAAGTATTGAACTAGAATCTGCCCTTGGTGGTCTCTACTCTCTACTTAGTACAGAACTTCAGATGCCTATGGTCAACCGACTAATGGTAGTCATGAAGAAAAAGAAATCGTTACCTGAAATGCCTAAAGATGTGGTGAACCCTGTTATCATTACAGGTGTTGAAGCACTAGGTCGTGGTAATGATTTACAGAAACTTGATTTGTTCCTAGCTGGGGCAGCTCAAGTTGTTGGCGCTGAAGCTGTCGCTCAGTTCGTTAATGTAAGTGAATACTTCAAACGTAGAGCAACCTCTCTCGGTATCAAGACTCAAGAGTTAATCAAGAGTCCTGAACAGATGCAGCAGGAGGCACAGGAAGCCCAACAAGCAGCGATGATGCAAGCTGCTGTACCTAATGGCGTAAATGCGATTAGTAGCCAGTTAAGCCAAGCTCAAGACGGAGCGAATATGAATCAACAAATAAGCGAGTAATAATGGAAAGAGTTGTTATACAGGAACACAGTGAGGAAGAAAATATCTCACTAGAAAAACAAGCGGCAATGCAAGACGAAGCCGCCAAAGCTAGAGGTCAATCTATCGTATCTGAATCTGAAAAGGTTGAAGAGACAGAGACCCCTATTGAAAGTGAGCGCCCTGAGTGGTTGCCTGAGAAGTTTGACACACCAGAAGATATGGCTAAAGCCTATTCCGAAGCTGAGAAGAAACTATCAGAACCAAAGGACACCAAGGAAAGTAAAGAAGCTAAACCTAAAGAAACTTCTGAACCTTCTGACAATGTTATCTCAAGTGCCTCCGAAGAATTTTCTAATAAAGGAGAGCTATCTGACAAGACCTATGAAAGTCTTGAAAAAGCTGGTCTCTCTCGTGAAATGGTCAACGCATACATCGCTGGTCAACAGTCATTAGTAGAAGCTCAAACTGCAAGCATCCACAACTCTGTGGGCGGTGAAGCTGAGTATGACGCTATGGCTAGATGGGCTGGTGAAAACTTAGCTGATGATGAGCTAGATGCCTTCAACACGATTGTTGAGAGTGGGACAACGAGCCAAGCAAATGTTGCAGTCAAAGGCTTATATGCTCAATACAAAGCGCTAGGTGGTGGAGAGCCTTCCCTTGAAAAAGGTGGAACTTCTGCTGCTGATGCAGGCGCAAAGCCTTACGGTTCTGCCGCTGAGGTAACCAGAGCTATGCGTGACCCTAAGTATGCGGAAGACGCAGGATACAGAAAGCTAGTTGAACAGAGACTCTCAGTCACAACCGCAATTTAATTATGACCCCAGAACTAATAGCAATGCTCGGAGGTGGTGTCAGTGGTTTCGTAATGAAACTCATTGGCGCACAGATGGACAACCAAGCTCGTCAGTTTGAGCGTATGATTACGTCCCAACAAGCAGCAGATGCTTCGGCAGACGCCGCGTCTAAGCGCAGTGCTGGTGTAATTGTTCGTAGGTTCCTTGTTGTATCCACTGTCTTTGCCATTGTAATAGCCCCGTTTATTTTTGCATGGTCAGATGTAGGAGTAAGCGTAGCTAGAGAAACAGATGGCTTTTTGGGATTCTTCAAGACTGTTAAATGGGACACTGTTCAAGGCTTTGTAATACTTCCTGAAATCAGACAAACCGCTCTTGCCATAGTAGGGTTCTACTTTGGCTCATCTCAAATTAAATGAATGAAGTCCTTCAAGTTATATCATCCCTCACGCCAGTCCTTATTGGTATCATTACGCTAATAATTGTAATGGCGCGGATGCACTACAACCTTGAAGCTCTCACCGAAAAAGTAAAAATCCTTTTTGACTTCCATAATAAAAAAAAGAAATAAGATGAATGAAATCCTATCTAATAGTATTATCTTTTCTTGCGTTCCTAATCCCCCAATTAAAAGCAAATGAAAATCTGTCAGTCGCCCAATTCGTGTCAAAAATCCCTCTGTGGGAAGTGTATCCGAATAGTAAGCCTAACGTCATTGGCGACGGTGGTAAAGCTTTTGGATACTATCAAATTACGAGTATTATGGTTAGGGACTACAATCGTATCAGCGGTCAAAGTCTTGTTCATGAAGATTGTTTCGACCCTAAAATTTCTAAAGAAATAGCTTATACAGTTCTGGCGCACTATTCAAAACATATTAAAAGACAAGGAATAGAACCGACTGTAAAGCATTGGTTGTTTATATGGAATGGTGGTGGTGGTGCTTGGAGACGAGTACATCATCCTATCGGTGACCGTAAACAATTACGACTGGAGGGTTATGCTCAACGAGCTATGACCTTCCTATAACTTTCGTTTAAGATTAATAAGCACAATGCCCTCCGAGGAGGATAACATTTGGTAAGCAGATAATCGAAGACAAAAACAATAAACTAAAACTAACCCCAATAAAAGAAAGAAAAAACTATGGCAAATGGTAATACAGCCCCAAGTCGCAGTGGTCTCATTTCTGGTGGTTCTGACAATGATGCATTGTTTCTCAAAGTCTTCTCAGGAGAAATCCTGACTGCTTTTGAACAGAACAATGTCATGAAGGACTTGCACTTGATGCGTACAATCACATCAGGTAAGTCTGCTCAGTTCCCAGTATCAGGAATCGCTACTGCTAAATATCATACACCTGGAGTCAACATCGCTGACTCTGGTAACTCAATGTTAAGCAGCATTGGAATGAACGAGCGTGTCATCACTATTGATGATGTTCTTGTATCGTCCACATTCATTGCTAACATTGATGAACTCAAGAGTCACTACGACGTTCGTAGCATTTATGCTTCTGAACTTGGTAAGGCTCTAGCAAAACGCTTCGACATCGCAACAATGAAGACTCTCTTCGCTGCTGCTTCTGCTGGCGCTTCTGCTCCTCAAGCCGCTGGTAACTCAATCACAGGCGCAACTACTAACACCACTGCTGGTATCGTTGACGCATTGTATGCGGCTGCTACTAAGCTTGACGAAGTAGATGCTCCAAGTGACGGACGTTTCGCTATCGTAACTCCTGCTCAATACTACAAGCTATTGACTGCTGATAATGTTGCTATCAATAAGGACACCTCTGGTGGTTCTGCTGATGCTGCTCGCGGTTCAATCGTTGAAGTTGCAGGTATCCAACTCAAGAAGAGCAGCAACTTCCTAGAAGTTATCGCTGAAGGCAACATCTCTGTCGCTGGTACTGGTGGGTCTAATGACCAAACCAATGCTGACAATGATGATGGTTCTGCTAACAACGACCCCTTCGTTGGAAGTGGAGTAGGTTACAATGGTGACTTCTCTGCGCTTAACAACAGTGGTGAACATGGTATCCTCGTTGGTACTAAGGAAGCTATCGGTACAGTTAAGCTTCTCGACCTCGCTACAGAGTCCGAGTACCAAATCGAACGCCAAGGTACACTATTCGTTGCTAAATATGCAATGGGTCATGGTGTCCTTCGCCCTGAGTGTGCAGTGAAGATTCTTCCTGCTTAAAACCCTCTAAATTCAAAGCCCTCCTTGGTTAATCCCTTGGAGGGCTTTTTATTTTATGAAACGAAAAGGCGTATCATTACGAAAAGAACATAAGTCTGATAAAGGCGGTCTCACCAAAAAAGGTCGTGACTACTATAATAAGAAGACAGGTTCTAATCTTAAAGCACCACAGCCCAAGGGAGGCGCTAGAAAGCGTAGCTTCTGTGCAAGAATGTCAGGTGTTAAAGGAGCCATGAAAGACTCTAAGGGTCGCCCTACTCGTAAAGCTTTAGCCCTTAAACGATGGAAATGTTAAATTATGTCCCTATACGAAAATATTAACCGACGCAAGAAACTAGGCATTAGCCGCACCAAGAAGAAATCTACTATCTCCAAGAAGTCCTATGACAATATGAAGAAGGGTTTTCCTAAAAAGAAATGATGAGTAATCCAACCTATTTATGTAATATCGTTGTCAACGAAGGTTTTGACAAAGAAGATGTTTTACCTAAATTTAAGAATGTTGTTAATCCGTTGCTATGTAGCGACAGAGTATTTCAAGCACTATTAACAGCGGAAGACATTGATAAACATAATCAAGACGAAGCAACTCAATATATAGAGTTTAATCGCAACCAAGTAACAGACGACTAATATGGCTACAAGAACTATAAACACAGCAAGATTAGGTAGATTACATATAAATCAAAACGCCATAAATTACGATATGGGTAATTGGGGTTTAATAAGACACACAAGCGATAGTAATCCATTTACTACAATGCCTGACACCAACTCAACATCGTTAAGCTCATATACATACACTTATGACGATAGTCATGGACAAGGAGAAGATGTTGATATTATTTTTATTACATCAAGAATGATTTACACAGGTAACACTGAGTATCAAAATAGCGATGGAACAAGTCGCATACAACAATATCAATGGAATACTCTTAACAATCGACCTACTACATTAAAAGATGTAACTTTTATTATAGCGAAGCCAACAACAGATAGAATACAGGTTAATGTTCTTGGCTCTCATGGACTTTCTGTAGGTGACAGTATTACACTAAGTGGTGTCGCTACAGCACCTGTAGTTAGCGGTTCAGATACCTATATTCCATCAGGCTCTCCTGATATTAATGGTACATACACTGTTACTGCTCTTGGGGGTCATAATGGCGCAAGTCCTACTAATCAATTTTTGGTAACTAAATCAATGGATGACAGTTTAACAACTTCAAATATTGGAGGAACTCAATTGGATTTAATTTACTATTTCAACCATAATGCTTCGGTTTTCACAAATGTACCTAAAGTTCCTTGTCCGTTTGGTGAAACTATAAACTACAGCACGACTGCTGATAGAAGTTCTCATTCTGAATTAGTCGTAAAGTGTGCTTGTGCTAACAATTATGGTGCAGCATCTAAAGCTAATATATACATTATACCTCGTGACCAATTGGGCAACGATTCTACTGTGTTTTGGGCGCTTCCAAAATTATTTCACCAACAAAAAGGGAATAGTCGACCTACATTGGTTATTAATTCATTTGGAGATAATGAAGAATTTGAAAATTTAAAATACATAGACTTTAGAGGTAATAGACACAGAACCCTCAACGGAGGTCGTTCTTTAGGTTCAGCTACAAGTGGTAGTCAGAACAGTTCTCATGAAACGGGTTTTCATAACCATGACCAATATAGACATTATAGGGCTGCTGATACAGCTTTGATTAATGAGATGACTGCTGCTGGCGTTCACCACGTTGTCAGTGCTGGTAATGCAAAACATAAGCTAGATGTTTCAGGTGGTATTGATTACAACAATGCTTTACTTAAAAGTGATAATGTAGGTGCAGCTTTTAGCTCTTATTACAATAGAGCAACCTACGATACTAACCATAGTATTACAGTAGGTAATTTAAATTCTTGGTTTAACGACGGTAATAATACAATATCAGATACAATACCATTTAAAGAAGTTTGTCCGTATGAAGGTGAGTTTACTAACCCAACTTCAAACAGAGGTGCTAGAGTAGATTGCTATGTTGCAGGTACAAAAATAATTACTAAAATTCCTAACCCAAGTACACACACTGCTTTAGGCAATGTAGTTCAGGATGGCACTTCATTCTCGTGTCCTATTCTAGGTGGACTTGCAGCATTAGTATTATCTAAGTACCCTACAACTACCCCTGCACAACTACGAAAATATTTCAGAGATGTAGCAGTTTCGAGCGTTACTCTTAGTGACAAAGTAGTACAACCTGATAATTCTAAAGGTGACTATGGTGATAGAGACTATATGCACCACAACACTTCGCAGAACTCTAACCTAAAAATTACTTATGTTAATCCTGCCTTAAATTATGATACATCTCAAATTTCTGATACTACGATTACATATTCTACCGAAACTTATGTAACACCTAGCAGTAGCTCTAGTAGTAGCTCTGGTAGTAGTTCAGTTTTAACCTCTACCGATGGAAATACAATGACAACTCAAAAATTAAAAGCGATAAACTCAATGCTAGGACATATTGGTGAATCACCAGTGAATAGTATTAGCAGCACTGCCGCGCTTCCTGTATCCGTATCAACTGCAATAATTATATTAGATGAAATATCAACCGAAGTTCAATCGGAAGGGTGGCATTTTAATACTGAGACAGGAGTGAAATATACACCAACTGATGGCGTTATTACTATCTCTGAGGACATTATACAATTTGACCCTATTGACACATCAGTAGATGTTGTTCAACGTGGAACGACCTTGTTCGACCGTAAGAATAATACAACAACTTTTACAAGCGACCTAACGGTAAATCAAATGCGTTTACTTGCTTGGGATAGCTTACCAGAGGTAGCACGTAGATACATCACACTCAAAGCATCAAGAGTATTCCAAGGACGCATCATTGGCTCTAGGGAACTAGAAGCTTTGATTGCTCGCGATGAATACGTTGCTAGAGCTAACCTCCTAGAAGCAGATGGTAGCACCTCAGACCAAACTATATTTAACAACTATGACACCTCTTCTAGAGTTGGCATCAATCGTAACTACGACATCTCTTAATGGCATTAATTAATACAAGTGTCCCTAACCTTATCCAAGGTGTATCTCAACAGCCAGACGCTACACGCTTTGCTGGTCAATGTGAGGAGCAGGAAAACGCTCTTAGCTCTGTTGCAGATGGACTTAAGAAGCGTCCTAATACTAGGCACATCGCTAGGTTACTTACGACTGCTATAGACAGTAATAGCTTTGTTCACTTTATCAATCGAAGCGACTCTGAGAAGTATGTGGTTATTCACGATGGTTATTGCTTAAAAGTTTTTAATATAACTACTGGTGCTGAAGCAACTATTAATGGAGCGACTGGTGGATACACTCCCGCGACTGGTAATTATTTAGACAGCTTATCTCCTATTGATAGTTTAAAAGCACTGACAATAGGCGATTCAACCTTTTTACTTAATAATAAAATATCAGTTGCACCTAAAACAACCACTACCACCCCCTTAGAGAAGGACGGGGTGGTATTTGTTAAGCAAGGAGATTACGATAAAAACTACAGGGTTGATGCGCAAGTTACGGACGCGGACGGAACTGCTGCAGGAGTGACAGCCCCAACGATGCCTGAGTTTATTGTAGAAATAGAAAGGTATTTACATTCTTCTAGTCAGAGTGGTGGCGGGGGTCGCACTACCACAAACAATTATAGGTGGCGGGTTGAGTCAGTACAGGTTACTGCCGCTGGGTCAAACATTACGGGTGCTGTTAATATAAATGTCACCAGCAACAAAGCTATTTATACTAATCCCAACTTAGACGTAAATATATCGAATGGTTCGGTTATAAGTGTTACAGTTGTAAACGCAGGAAGTTTTGAGGGGATAACGAATACTGATGATAATGTGGTCTCTGGTAGTGGTAGGAGTAGATATACTTCAGAAATTAATAATGGTTACAGAACTCCAACCACAGCCCATACCGTATCTGGGGGTTCAGTAGGCTCGGACGCAACTTTCTTTGCTGTTAAAAATTCAGGGAGTGGTTCATCTGCCAACACTAATTCTTCTACGATTGCTCTTGGATTAAAAACCCAAATGGACGGAGCCGCTAGTTCCACTTTGGGTGGCGGTTGGAATGGAGCATTTGCAACCGCAATTCACAATGCTGGGGACAGTAATGTTTACCTAACTCTCACAGACCAAACAAAAGACTTTAGTCTGACTACGAGAGATGATTTATCTAATACAGGTTTAAGTGCGGCATATAAAGAAATTGACTCCCTATCTTCTCTTCCAGCCTCTAATAAAGATGGCTTTAGAATAAAAATTAGAGGAGACGCGGAGCTTTCAGCCGATGATTATTATGTAAAATTTTCAACAAACTCTAATGCGGCTTATGGACAAGGTGTTTACGCTGAGACTGTAGGCTTTGGAATTGTATCAGGGTATGAAGCAAGCACAATGCCTCACGTAATCGTCAACAATGCTGTTAATTCCTTTGTAATCAGGGAAGGACGCTATGCAGATAGACTTGCTGGGGATGATAATAGTAACCCACTTCCCTCTTTTGTTGGTCAGTCTATTGATAATTTATTCTTCTTTAAAAATAGACTAGGTTTTCTTAGCCAAGAAAACATCATAATGTCTGAGTCTGGTTTTGGGATTCTAAATGAACAAGGAGAAATGGAGTATAACTTTGGGCGCACTTCAGTAACTACTTTACTAGACTCTGACCCAATCGACATATCAGTATCAAGTAGTCGTGTCACTAACTTAAAATCAGCTAAAGGCTTCCAAGAGAACCTTGTGATGTTCTCAGAGAATGGACAGTTTGTTCTGAAGGGCGGTGATGTTCTCACACCTAAGACAGTAAGCGTTACTCCAATTACTAACTTTAGCTTTGAAGACCAAGTAGACCCACTTCCATTAGGTTCGTATCTTTACTTCCCATTCACTCGTGGAGCTTTTACAGGTATGAGAGAGTTCACTGTAAATGCTTCAAATGATACCTATGAAGCAGCAGAGGTCACTGAACACGTTCCTGCTTACATCCCTAAAAACATTATTGATATGGCTGGGACTACCTCAGAGGACATGATTGTGTTACTCAGTGGTGACGAAAAAGGCTCTCTTTATATCTACAATTACTTCTGGAACAACAATCAGAAAGTCCTTAGTGCTTGGTCTAAGTTCTCGTTCACTGGTGAGATACGAGGAATTGAGTTCATTGATTCTACCCTCTATGCGGTCATCGTCGATGCCGCCTCAACTGAAACTAACCTCGTTGAGATGCCCCTAGAGTCTGGTCTTACGGATGCCGCTGGTTACGTTACTCACCTAGATATGAGGGTGGCATCTACCGTCAGTAATGGCTCCTCTACAATAACCCTTCCATACACCCCAGCAGACAACTCTGTAGAGGTTTACACGACAGACGGACTCAAGCTCAATGCTACTAACTCAGGAGCCACTGTTACTCTTGCACAAGCGGTGACAGCGGATACCACTGTATTTACTGGCATCCCCTACACCATGAAGTACACCTTCTCTGAGCAGCTCTTCAAAGCTAAAGCAGGCAACGGCACAAGTCCATCTAATGCAGCTAAGTTGTTGATACGCAACGGTTCAATCTATTTTGACAAGACAGCTTTCTTTAAGGTCAAGGTGACTCCTAAGTTCCGTGATACCTATGAGAATGTCTTTACCCCTGACGTTGTGGGTTCTACTACAATAGGAACTCTTAACTTAGACAGTGGGTTCTATCGTTTCCCTGTTCTTACTAAAGCACAGGATACAGCTATTACTATTGAGAACGGAAGCGCACTCCCAAGTAACTTCCAGAGTGCCGAGTTTGAATCCTTTGTTCACTCGCGCTCTAACCGATATGGCTAACCTAGTATTTCAGCAAGGGACACATAAGTTAATAAAGGCAAAGAAAAGCCATATTGACTACATCGTTCCCTTTATACGCAAGGAGGATAGACTTGAAGTTGCCTGTATGGGCAGCACTCCAGAGGAATCCTTGCATAGAGCTTTTGAAACTGATGATGCTACCCTTACTATTGTTGATGGTGGTGATGTCCCTATTGCCATGCTTGGTGTTGGACAAGTCATTGATATGGCGTATATTTGGATGCTAGGAACTGATGCTGTCCAAGACGCATCCTATGATTTCCTCAAAGCATCTCGCAAAGTAACTCAGTCTTTAACTAAACCCTACGGTGCAACCTTTAACTTTGTTCATAAAGAAAATAGAACTGCCATTAAGTGGCTCAAGTTCTGTGGTGCAAAGTTCACTAGAACACTCTCCTTCAATAACGAACCCTTTTACGAATTTATAATAACCTACAGAAAGAAATAATATATGTGTCCTCCAGTATTAATACCCCTCGGAACAGCCCTAACAGCAGGAGCTGCAACAGGAGGCGCAGCCGCAGCAGTAGGTGCATCAGCACTTATGGGTGTAGCCTCGGCTGGTCTTCAAATAAGAGGACAGCGACAACAAGCCAAGACCCAAGCCAAGGTACAAGCAAACGCCTCTAAGGTTGAGAGACAGCGTTACCTCAATGAAGTCTCATCGTTACGCACACAGCAAGCCCAAGAGCAAGTTGCAGCGGCTCAGAAGTTACAAGCTAATAAGACAAAAGCTAGAGAAGCTAGAGCCACCGCTAGAGTATCCGCAGGTGAAGCAGGTGTTGCAGGACTTAGCGTAGATGCCCTCATGAACGACTTAACTCGTAAGGAAGCGATGTATAATAACTCGGTGAATACCCAAGGACAAATGTTAGACGTAAGACGTGAGCTTTCACTTAGAGATGCAGGACTAGGATTTACTAATAATATGTTACGCATCAATCGCCCAATCGAAGAAGTAAACTACGCAGGTGCTTTGGTTAGTGGCGCACAAACTGGACTATCAACATATGGAACACTTAAATAATAATGGCAACTGATAATAGAGTACAAGTAAGCTACGACCCCTCTGAGATTACCTTAGCGCCCACTGTTCAACAGACCAGAGGTAGCGGGACGGTAGTTCAAGCGATGCCCCAAACAAACCAAGCATTGAACTTCGCTAGGGCTTTGAATCAAGTTCCACAGATACTTGGGGCTGCTAAGAATATAGGACAAAAGCAAGCCGTAGAGGACTTCTCTCAGATGACTGAGGCTGAGAAGAAAGCAGCAATGGCAGACGACAAGAAGATTTCTAGGTGGCTTGGGTATGACAAGACGTTCCAAGAAGAACTTGTTAAAGACCACTTTGTTCGCACTAAAGGTGATATCACTCAACGCTTTACAAACTTAGCAGCTAACCCAGCAGCGTATGGCAGTGACGCAGAATTTGACACAGCTATTACAGAAGAGAAGCAAGCACTTATAGGTGAGCTTCAAGAAAAGTTTGGTAATAACCCTAACCGTGTGATGGCTCTCAATGCCTTTGGTGACAAAATAATGACTGAGGTTATTGGACAGACTACAGAGATGTATGAGACCAATAAGATTAACTATACCTTGGACATCAAAGGAGCGCACTTAGCAGACGAAATAAAAGACGGAGCAGACCCTACAGTAGCCATCAAGTCATACCTTGAGGAAATTAAGAGTCTTGATGGTGTTGATAATAAATTAGCCAAAGCAAACTTTGTTGTTCACACATCTGCTATTGGAACTGAACTTAAAAACAATGGGCAGTATGCAGAAGCCAAGAAAGTAATCCAAGCAGCACTTGATTATGAGTTCTATAAAGGCGCTAAGATTTCTGGCAAAGACCGACAAGACCTGTCTAATATCCTTGATGCTATTGAAAGAGGACAAGAGGCTGACACCGAACGTAAGACATCAAGCATTGCTACTGAGGTCAGACGAGCAAGTGAAAACGTAGGCTATTCTCTAAAACGAAAAGAAATAAAAGACGCATCCATAAATCAGATAAAGGATGTGTTTACCCTCTTGCGCCCTAACATAGACCTTGAAGGAGAGAGCGTAAGCACGTTCTTTGAAACACTTAAAAGCACAGAAGACCCGCAAGCTCGTATTAGTTTATATAACGATTTCTTGTTAGAGCTAGGACAAGGAACTATTGATGGTAAACCCGCCTCAGACTTTTCTAAGGAAATCTTTAACTTATCCTCGCAGAACTTTCTTGATACACAAATAAAACTTAATAGCGTAACACCTGAATCCATTAGCGGTCTTAGTGATAGCCAAGTAAAAAATCTTAGTGTACAAGCATACGACTTCTTTACCGCAAATCCTAATGCACTCCCTGAACAGATGTTAGCTGCTTATAACTTTGATGGAGCGAGTGTTCCAGTAGAATTACAAAAGATATATGAGGAAGTTCATGCTACTGATTATATTGCCGAAGTGCCTGCATTTCAAAGCCTTTCAGAATCGGACGTAACTAATCGGCTTAAACTATCCTTTGGTGCAACAGCAAAACTAAACAGAACGCAAAAAGGATTTAGAGACCTAAATCTAATGGGTGAGTCATCCGCACGTAGTAACTCAATTTTTAGCTTGCTTCAAGAAGACATACGAGAATTTGCTCGTAATGGTATTGTAAAACAAGATGGGAAAGACATCTCAATTATAGACGCTGACCCTGCTGTGCGTAATAAAGCCATCGGTGATTTTATAAATGCTCAGATGGATGAGTATGTAGAGATTGAAAATGAGTTGTTCAAAGGGCGTAATCTATTAGTCGGACTATATGACGAAACTCCTCTTACTGGTTCCGTGGCAGATTTAGTTACCGATGAAGGTATCCCACTTGTTCCTTTTGATGGTTCTGATGCCGTAGAAGGTTCTATAGAAAAAGAGATAGAAGAAACTGTTGACGATACTAAATATGAGCATATCAAATATTCTAACGTAAAGAAGCTTAATAAAGGTCAATATATCCCTACCCCACAGACCCTTACAGATGCTTATGAAAGCCACCGTAAAAACAGTGAGACCGATGAGCTAACGGCTACTATGCTTATTTATGGATACCGCCACGGGTTTGACCCCAAGTCTGCTGACGACCTTAAGAGGTCTAACTTAGGCATCAATGAAGTAAGACTATTTAGGGACAGAGAAGAATTTGTAAATATCATAAACAACCAATGGTCTCCAGTATTATCAAAAGCTTCAAATGACCCTGATAGTTTAACTGACGAAGAAAAAGAAACACTTAAGATTTTAACATCTTTTGGTATTTCTAACGACGCAACCCTCCAATATTTTGCTACAGTCCAAGCTGACTTCCTACAATAATGAGTACATTCGACGCAAATAGTTTGTTCCAAGACGACAATGACAGTCTTGATACAGTAAGTCCTCCGATTGAACCTAGCGTAAACATCGCAAGAGATGGGCTGCCTATTGAGGTGATGAATTATGTCAACGACTACAACCAGCAGAAGGAGCAAGAAGCGAACTATGTGGCTGGCTATGGTTTAGGTTTTACTGGTGAGATAGGCACAGGTCTAGCACTTAGCTACAAACTTAATAGCGCTGGAAGATACACTAACGCTGTTCGTAACGCAAAACATATATATAAAGTAGTGCGTGGCGTTCAATTTGCTAACCTAGCTACATCTTATAAATCAGCTACAATTCCTGGAGCAGCCACGCAAGTCGTAGGTTTCGCAGGGACTGAAGCTGCTATATGGGCAACCAGTAACTTCTTTGGTCAAAGCATCCGTAAGGCATACGGTGTCCAAGACAAGATATATGCAGGTGAGTTAATCTCTACTGCGGTGTTTGGCTCTATTGCCCAACCTATTGAAAAGGGCATGGAAGGTTTTAAGATTGGCGAAAGGTTAATCAAAAGCACTAACTGGAAAATCAGTGATGGCTTGGTAGACCTCGGAGCTTGGAAAGCACGAGAGGTTGTTATCAAGGGCGCACCTAAGATGGTCAGCGGTGCTACACTAGGTCTTGCTGAATCTGCACTACGTCAAGAGTTAGCTATTCAAGTATTTGAAGACCAAGAGTCACGCAATGCTTGGGACTATATTATATCTACTGGTGCAGGTGCAGGTATCAACGGAATGTTTGGTATCTTTTCTAAGACAGGCGCATGGGGCAGAACCCAAGCGAACACCTTAAGTCAACGAGCAGTAGACCGAATGGACGAAGCCATTGAGCTTATTACTGCTGATATAGATAAACTCAGCGCAGGACGAAGAGGAAGCAGGTCAACAACTGTTGTAAAACTAAAGCAGAAACTTAAGGAACACGAAGACGCTCGTGAAATACTCCAAGATAACGTAGAGCAGTTTAAGAAAGCCGATGAAATCAACACTAAGGTTGAAACTGAGCAACCAGCCCAGAAACCTTTAGACATTGATGAGAAGCCACCGAAGCCATTAGGTGACGAGCCAGAGGTAGAAGCCCCAGCGACACCTAAAGAAACCCCAGCGGCTACCCCAGCTCCTAAAGACACTCCAGTTCCCACAAGCAAACTCGACCAAGAGATAGAGCAATGGGACAAGGATTGGAAGAAAGCCGTCGAAGGAGACACTGGTTCTACTGTTGTTGAAAACATAATCATCCGAGCCAATAAGTTATTTGATAATGCTATCTTCAATGAGAATGTGGCGTTACGCAAAATGGCTGGAGAGACAATCGAAAGAAAAACTTTAGTTGAATATCGTGAAGCAGTCGTAACTCAGATTAAACTCCTTAACAGTGTATTTGCACAACTTAACTCTATAGGTGGTCGTGCGGTAAGAGCCAATCGAACAGACCTTGAGCAAGTTGCTAATCGAAGTGTTGACTCTCAGAATACTGCACAGCTAAAAGAATCTCTTAATGCCCTTAAAACACGCCTTGATGAAATACTTGGTGATGCTGGAGATGACTTCGTTCCAACAATCACAAAAATACTTGATGAAGATGATGTAACTCCGACTGGTAAGGGCGAAGGAATTGATAGTAGCGCTACAGCTAAAGTGCAGGCTGCATTAGATAAACGTATAGCAAAACTTCAGAAACAGCTTGATGACCTTGTTAATAATAAACCTAAAGAAGAGGGCAAAGGCAAAGGGTCAAGAACCGAAGACGCTCAAATAGCTGCACTTAAGAACAGCATAAAGAATGTAAAAAAGTACATCGCTGAGAACGAGAAGATTATCAAACTTCAAAAAGAAGCAGATAGATTAGTCGAAGTATCCAAGCGTGATGCCCCTGATGAAATGCAGGGTGAACTCAAAGGGTCTAAGCGTAAGCCAAAACCAGACGAACCTAGCCCAGAAATCAAGAAGTTAAAAGGAGAGATAGCAGCAGCTAAAAAATACTTTAGGGAACGCCTAAGAAACTTAGCTAAGACTGAACAGAAAGCTTTATTGAATCGAGACAGACTAGAACTATACAAAGAAATCCGTAACTACACTGACTCCGAGATAGCTCAAAATGCTACTAATAATTGGATTAAAGGTATACGTGGAGCGAGACTTATTCGTAAGACTTCTTTAGTTGCTTCAGTAACTTCCGTTGAAGCTGGACTTGCTACAGGAGCTATTGAGATTCTAAAGCAGTATCCAAGAGCGCTTGCCACTCGTATATTAAAAGGAGGTAAGGTCGGAGACAAGTTCATGATGCACGACCTTGAAGGAGCTAGTTATGCCTTTCAATATCTATTAAATAAAGAAAACAGAAAGCAACTTTGGAAACACATGGGAAGAGCTTTCAAGGAAGGCGAAGACCCAATGTTCGACAAGTCATCTCGTTACATGGATGACACTCCTATCGACCAACAGTTAATGCCTCGCGGTACACGAAAGGTAATGGATAAAGCTATTCGTGATGCAGAAGACGCAGCACTAGGTATAGAGGGTATTAATAAGTTCCTTAGAGATAACCTACGACTGGGACGCTTTATGGATATTTTATCTATGGGCGCACGAGGTATTCTTGCGGCAGACTCAGGCTTTAAGAAAGTATTGTTTGAACAAAAACAACTTGTAGAGTTCCGTCAGCAAGGGACACTTAAGTTCCCTAATGACCCTGCCAAAGCAAAAGCGTATAGCGATGAGTTATTTAAAAATGCTTTTGTGGAATCTGACGGTTTACATATTCTTTCAAAGACCGAAGAGATGGAGTATGACTTCATGAAGATTACTGAAAATCTTATGATGGCTGCTAAATCAAACAACATTGAAGACGTTGCAGATAATCTAATTAGGCAGAGACTAATTGAGCCAATCCGAAAGATGATGCCTGATTCAGACGCAAGTATTCGCGGCTCAATGACTTCAGCTATTCTAGAGACGGTAGCATTTACCTTCTATAAGACTGCGGTCTATACAGCCACGAAGTCATTCACTCTCGCAAATCCATTACGTGTTACAGGTCTTAAACTTAACCCTTACAATAAGTTAATAAGTGACTTAAATAGAAACGTAGCAACCGAGCGTATTGCTTACAAAAGGTTCCGCGAGCAACTAAAAGAGTCTCCCAACGAAGCTAATACAAAAAGGATTAAGAAGGAGATGGCTGACTCTAACACACGTATTAATGAGTTTAATACACGAATAGATAGAGCAGAGAAGCGCAAGTTTAAATACAACCAAGAAGTCTTAGTTGATGTTATGCTTCAAATTGGCGTTGGTGGTATGGCGTTTGGTGCTGGTTATGCAGGATATGCAACAGGCTCTAACGCTTTCTTAACGGACGCACAGAAGGAAAGAAATCCAAACCTAGCAAGATTTCAATTCATGGGTCAGGACTATAAGGCAGCCGCACCTATTGTATTCCTAGTAGCTATTATGTCCGACTTAGGACGGTATGCTGCTGAATTAGAAAACAAAGGTCAAGATGGACAGCCTAAGAACTTATCGAAGGATACAACGCCATATACTGTGGCTATTCAATCAGTGGTAGCTGCGGCAAACGAAATGCCTACAAACCAAATTGCACGGGACATGAAAACCTTTTTTAGTGAAAGGACAACAGACGTTGTTGCTAAGTGGGTGAGTTCGTATGTTCCTAATCCGCAACAAGTTAAGAAGATAACTAGGAAGATAACTAATGGTGATAGTATTGCCGACTTACGTGGAGCAAGCTTTGGAGAACGATTAGTCTATGGAGCATTTGGTGCTGGCAATAAGAAGATAAGACTTAACATGATGGGTGAACCTGAAACAAGTTCTCATACTGCTTGGCACACCGTCAATAGATATGCGGGCGCTCGCAACCGTCCTTATGAGCCTTGGGAAGAAATCGTAGCAGTCGACAAAGAAGCTGCTATCCCAATCGAACCTAGTTCATCTCTTGAAGGAACAAACATGAAAAACTTTGTGGACGAAGAGGGTATCGACTTATATTACCACTTCAAGTTACGTGTTGCTGAATATGGTCTTCAAGATATTATGAATGACTTTGTGGAACGCATAGATACTGGACAGTTTCAAATAGTCGGTGATGAGAAAATCAACCTTGGCTTTCAAGACTTCAATAAAGAACTTCGGTATCACTATGGTATTATTAAAGATGAACTCTTATCCGACCAGCGTTTCCTCAGTAAATTCATAGATGAAAATGATAAACCTATATTGGATTACATTAATGAGACTGAAGAATTTATTACAAGCGACCCACCTGAAACAATGAAACTAAGAACCCTTAAAGACTTACTCAAATTCTAACCCCCTACTACAATGGCAAACTCATATGTTGAATATACAACCGCAGGAAGCTCACAGACTACCTTTACTGCACCCCCTAAGTTTCTAAGCATCAACGACATCCGCATAAAAGGATACAATGGAAGCACATGGACGGAACTAACAATATCCGCAAGAGGAACTACAACGGTCACTCTGAGTGCAGCCCCAACAGCTTACTCAAAGATACGCGTGTTTCGTTCTTCTACAACGGAAGCCTTAGTAGACTTCCAGAATGGCTCAAGGTTGGCAGAGAGTGACCTTGATACAGCTTACAGGCAAAGTCTGTTTGTGGCACAAGAGGTAGCAGAAGATGCTGACCCTGAAGGTGGTAGCGGTATCGGCAACATAGTCAACTCGCAGTTAGCTGGTGGTATTGCTGACAGTAAACTTGCTAGCGGTGTTGGAACAAGTGCGAACAACCTAGTGAAACTCGATGGCACTGCAAAACTACCTGCGGTTGATGGAAGTCAACTTACGAATGTTGGTGGGGTACTTGAAGCTGATATGTTTAGATTAACAGCAGATACAGCTAATGATACAGATGCAGACATAACAGCAAATTTAGAAAGAGTAGATGATGCTACCTTTTCTAAAATAGGAACTGGTATGACTGAAAGCAGTGGTATTTTTACATTTCCAAGCACTGGATTATATCAAGTAATATGCAATCCCACTGTCATAGCAGTTTCAGACAATGCTGCTGCCGTTATTACAAATGTTTCAAGTGATAGTGGTGGAGCTTTTGATGAAGTCGCACTTGCCACAGGTGGAGGTGGAGGAAGTTCTTTTGACACGAATAGTGTATATAGTTGTGCTTTTGTTAATGTAACTAACGCTAGTACTTTTAAAGTTAAATTCACAACAAGTAGTATGGGAACTAATTCTAGATTAGTGGGAGATAGCAACAGAAATAGAACAAGTTTTAGTTTTATAAAATTAGGAGCAAGTCAATAATGGAATCACAGCACTTCCCCTCACTTGTCGGATTCATGGGTATCCTCGGCACTCTAACATTAGCAGATATTAATGTTGTCGTGGCTATCTTCGTGGGTCTCGCCTCGTTTGTTTATCTAATCATTAAAATCATAAAGGAATTAAAATAATGAGTGACAAGTCCCTTAAACTTAATAACTTACAGGATATTCTTATTGACGAGTTTATCAGCCGTATTAACAGTGGCAGCGCTACCCCTAGCGACCTTAATGCTGCTCGGCAGATGCTCAAAGATAATAACATCTCCGCTACAGTAACCAATGACAATCCTATGAATGAGTTAGTAAAAGTATTGCCATTCAAGGACGAAGCTGTAGACAAAGTGATACGAGCCTATAACGATTAATGGAAGTCCCTGAACAGTTAAAGGATTTTCGTAACTTCCTTTACATTGTATGGAAAGAACTCAACCTTCCAGACCCTACCCCTATACAATATGAGATTGCTTCCTTTATGCAATCAGGAGACCGAAGAGCTATTATACAGGGTTTCCGAGGAGTTGGAAAGTCGTGGATATGCTCTGCTTTTGTCGTACACCAGTTGCTCCTCGACCCTCGAAAGAATATCCTTGTTGTCTCAGCTTCAAAGACTAGAGCGGACGATTTCTCGACATTTACGCTTAGGATTATCCATGAACTTGATATACTGGAACACCTGCGACCTAAAGCAAATCAGAGATTCTCTAAGATATCTTTTGACGTTGGACTCGCCCCAGCCTCACACGCACCCTCCGTCAAGTCGCTTGGGGTCACTTCGCAGCTAACAGGTAGTCGTGCTGACATCATAGTAGCAGACGACGTAGAAGTACCCAACAATAGTGCTACCCAAACCATGCGGGACAAGCTGTCAGAACAAATCAAAGAGTTCGACGCTATCCTCAAACCCAACGATGACGCTAAGGTATTAGTCCTAGGAACACCACAGTGTGAAGACACAATCTATTATAAGCTGTCTGAGAGGGGCTACAAGACGCGCATATGGACTGCGCAATACATTACTCCAACTAAGCATGAAAACGCCTACAACGGCAACGTGAGCCATCTATGCGTTGATTCTGAGAAAGAAGGAGACTCTACTGAACCCACCCGCTTTTCTAACATCGACCTACGAGAACGACAAATATCCTATGGGTCTGCTGGTTTTGCCATGCAGTTCATGCTGGATGCCCGCTTGAGTGATGTCGATAGATACCCCCTAAAACTCAGTGACCTCATCGTTACCCCTATAGATAAAGAGGTAGCACCTGAGAAGCTCGTGTGGGCATCCTCCCCTGACCTTGAGTATGATGGCAGTATCCCTAACGTCGGACTCTCAGGGGACAGATACTACCGCCCTATGACCACCGTAGGTGACCACGTAGAGTTTACAGGTAGTGTCCTTAGTATTGACCCCTCTGGTCGTGGTAAGGATGAGACTGGATATGCCGTCGTTAAGATGCTCAATGGTACACTATTTGTCCCAGAAGCAGGCGGTCTCTCTGGTGGCTACGACGAGGCTACCCTTAAGAATCTGACAGTCATCGCTAAGGAACACAAGGTAAACGCTATCATAGTCGAGTCTAACTTCGGTGATGGTATGTTCGTAGAGCTACTTAGACCCATTCTAAATAAGGTTTACCCATGCACCATAGAAGAAGTCCGTCACTCTAAACAAAAAGAACTACGCATTATTGAGACCCTAGAGCCTGTAATGGCTAACCATAAGCTCGTAGTTGACCCCAAGGTTATCCGTAAGGACTACGATAGTTGCAGCGCATATAAACCAGAAGCCCAACTAAAGTACCAACTGTTCTACCAGATGTCTCGTATAACAAGAGACCGTGGGGCTATTACCCATGATGATAGACTTGATGCTCTATCTATGGCTGTCAGCTATTGGGTAGAACAAATGAACCAAGATGCTGACCTAAAGATGCAAGAAAGAAAACACGACCTTATTAAAGAACAACTCCTTGAGTTTGAGAACACATTCCATAAGAGAAATAAGGGTTCTATAGGTGTTAATAATTGGATTTAAGGTGCATTCATAACAGTAGTAATAACAAAGACTTACAAGACAGAGGGAATAGGAGGGGTAAATAGCCCCTATGGTACACTTAAAGTGATAATAAGTGATAATCATAATTTGACTATGTTAATAGGTATTTAATATGAATGAGACTATTAGTGAACTTTAAGTGTATATGGATGATGAATTAACCCCAATAGAGCAATGTCAGGTGATACTCGGAGAACACTTTGAGAGCTACCTGATAGTGGCTGCCGACAAACCCCATGAGTGTGAGGTTGAATATAACAACAGCTTTGCTGCTCTAGGGCTTTCTACCGTAGCACATAAGGTGGTCGCTGATGCCCTACTCCCAAGTGATGATAATGAGCTTGACATAGAGTGGGAAGAAGATTTTGATGATGAGGATAGCTACGAAGACTTTTAAAGATAACTTTGTTTGTGTTATATAGTGTATATGTGACCTCCTAGGGATTGTGTGTTTCTCTAGGGGGTCTTTTATTTTATGAAGAATGTAATAACCAGCCTCCTACTAGCACTCCTAGTTGTAGCTGTGATATTGCTCTCAGAAGACCTTAAGGAACAAGAGGCACTCCTAGATGAACTGGTGGACAAGCACAATGAACACCTGAAGTTTACTGAGGCACAGATGGATGTCCTTATAAGCCACCAGAAGGATATTGAGGGTATCTATGAGTATCTCGGTGAGGTGGACGCTAGGCGCTCTTTTGTGAGCTATAGGTGACCCGTTGGTTTTGGTAAAAAAATCTGAAGGGGTATACGTATATATGGGAAAAAACGGATTTACCCAATGGGGTGTATAATATAATATCTGTCCCGTGATTTGTCTGTAAATGACCTGGGGGGTCTTGTGTTTGCTGTGGTTGCTCTGGATATTATATTTATAGTAGCTAGAATCTAGCGGTATTTGATGCTAAATTGATGGGTGTTATTTGGTGCGCTTTGATTGTTTGTTTTTGCATGGCTGTATTTCTGAAAA